TGGGAGGTCCAGTCAGCTGGTGACCGTAAACGCTTTTATTGCCTGCACACAGAAAATTTAACCAGTTACAACGCTTGACAATTTAACAAAAAGATTCATTTTCAGTATAAATCTTATGCTGACTTACGATTCGACGAACGAGAACGATTGGGCTGATGGTCAGTTGGACGAGCAATACAGCCGAGAACAAAACGGCCAGCACAGCGAAACAGACGAAAAGTTTCTGACAATGGGTGAGGGATTGAGCCGAATCATGGACTGGTGTTTTTACGGGAATGAAAAAGATCGTACCAGGGGGCCGCGCGCGCAGACAGCGATGCTTCGGTTTGTGGCTATGGCGGCGGTGCTGAGGCCAGAACTGTTTGGGAACATGAGTTACGCGCAGATCGGGAAAAAACTTCACAGGAACAATCGGACAATCAGCCAATACGCAATCGAGTTTCAATCAAAGTTCAAAATTCACTCACGGCGGAACCGGACAAAGGCGGCGCGGAAACAATTCTTGGACAGACATTTTGAGAAATACCATGAACCCGACGGGATATGAGAATTTAGAAAAGGCGGTGATGGCAGAAAACCGCCAACGGCACGCGCAACTGGAATGGACGAAAGAGCAAATGGTGCGCGTAACCGGAATCAACCGCAGGACAATCGAGAAGCGGCTGGAAGATTTGCAACCCTTGCGGAAGGAGGGTGCGATGGCTATTTATTCTGCGCCAGCCTGTTTCCGGGCGGCGATGGTTTTGGCGCGGCCTGTCGGCAACAATGCGGAGCGGCTGGCAACGGCGCAGGCTAATCGAGCGGAGCGCAAAGACCAGATCGAATCCGGCGAAGTGATTCCAACTAATCGCGTGATTCAGGCATGGGAAGATTTGGTTTTGCTGTTTCGTCAACGGCTGGTCAACGCCGGGAACAATTTAGAGTCGCAAGGAAAGCTCGACCATGCGCAGCGTGTGGCGCTGGACGGAGAAATCAATTCGGCACTCGCTGAACTTTCAAAGGCAATTTCCTATAACGCGGACAAAATCGAAAAGGAGGAAAAATGAACGCGAACATGCAAAACCCAAAGGCGGACTGGAGAATATGGAAAGATGATAAAGGCTTAAACATTCCAGACAGGAATTTTTTAGCCTCATACCGAATCAGCCTCTCGCCTCTCGGATCACTTTGTCGCTGTCTTAAAAAATCAAGGAGGGAAAATGAACAACCGAGAAATGGCTGAAGAAATCGCTGAAATTTTATTTCGGTCAGCGCTCCAATTCAGGGCCGCATTGAAGACATCTTGGTTTTCCTAATGTAAAAAATGACCGGACTCCCCAAAGCACTTCGTCGGATAGCTGAAATTCTCCCGACGCCGCCACCGCTGACAATCTCGGCATGGTCGGAAAAGGAAATTTATCTGCCCCGCGAAGGGAATGCAGAAGCGGGGAAATACAAATTGTCCCGGATGCCCTACCAAGCGGCCATGTTGAACGACCCGCTCGACCCAGAGGCGGTTGAAACCTTTTGGGAAATCGGATCACAGCTTGGAAAAACGCTCTGCCTGATTCTTATTAACGGATATTTCTCCCACCATGCGCCGACATCGGTCTTGAATGTGCGCCCGACGCTGGATTCGGCAATGTCGTGGATGCGCGAGAAGCTGCTTCCCCTGTTCCGAGCCTGCCCATCGCTGAAAAACCTTTTGCGCGAGCCGCGCGAGCGGGACAGCGAAAGCACATCGCTCAACCGGAAATTCCCCGGGGGGCATTTATCGGCGGTTGGGGCAAACTCCGTTGCCACACTGCGCCAGCGTTCAATCAAAATCATCATCCAAGACGAAATAGACGCTTTCGAGATGACGAGTGAGGGCGACCCGCTGGCGCTGGCCGACCGCGCCGCAATGACATTCTTTGACGCGGTGAAGCTGAAATCTTCGACCCCGACGCATATCAGCACTTCCCGAATCCATTCCGGGTTTGAGGTGAGCGACAAGCAATTTTATTTTGTTCCCTGTTGCAATTGTGGGGCGTTGCAGCATTTGAAGTGGGGACAATTCAAGTTTTCTTTCGCGCAACCGGACGGAAAAGAAAGGCGCGACACGGAACACGCGGTTTACGAATGCGAAGCGTGTCACAAGTCTTGGTCAGACGCGCAGCGCATTGCGGCGATCAATTCAGGACACCCGGACAATCCGGCGACAACTGTCAACGGGGTTGAATATCGGGCAAAGTGGATTGCGACCGCTCCGTTCAAAGGAATCCGGGGCCGACACCTTAACGGGCTTTACCGGACAATCGGTTTGAAGCGAGCCTTCAAAAACTATCATCACGAATTCGCTGAGGATTTTTTGAAGGCGAAGAAAAACGGGACAGAATCACTCCGCGTCTGGACGAACATTTTTCTTGCGGAACCGTGGAAAGAAAAGGCGCAGCAGCTTGAGTGGGGCTTTTTATTAAACCGAGTTGAAAAATACGAACACGAAATACCCGAAGAAGTTGTTTTGCTCACGGCGGCGATGGACATCCAAGACGACCGCGCCGAAATCGAAGTCCAGGGCATCGGCGACGAAGAAGAAGTCTGGTCAATCGAAAAGTTTGTTGTGTGGGGCGACTTCGACAAAAACGAAACCCAAGAACAGTGTGACGATTTTCTTTCCAAGAAATTCAAACATGCCAGCGGAATTGATATGGGAATCACCTGCGTTGCGGTGGACTCCGGCCACAAAACAAAAGCGGTATATCGCTTTACCAAGGCTCGCCAACATCGGCGCTTTTACGCGGTGAAGGGCAGCGCGACGCCGCACGCGCCGCTGGTAACGCCGCACAAAAACAAACACTACGGGATTTATTTGTTCAGCGTCGGCACGGACACCGCAAAGGAATCTTTAGCGTCTCGCCTGACAATGGACGAGCCGGGGCCGCGTTACATTCATTTCCCGGTCGGGCGCGGTTACACGGAGCTTTATTTCAAACAGCTTTGCTCCGAGCGGTTGGTGACGACAATCGAGCGCGGAGTTGTGCGGCAGAAATGGGAAAAGAAATATGAGCGCAACGAGGCGCTGGACTTGAAGGTTTACAACATGGCCGCGCTGGACATTTTACGCCCGAACATTGCCCGGCTGCGGAAAAACATCTTCCCGGTAAAAACCGAGGCGCAGGAAAAGACGGATTACGAAATCAAACCGTTTGAAAAACCCGCTTCCGCCGAGGCAGTCACCGCCCCGCCAAAGATTCAGCCGCGCAAACGGCTTTCGATGCAGGTTGGCGGGGTGGGCGGGTTTGGAAGATTTTGAATTTATGAAAGGAAAAATAGGAACCAGTTGTCACGGACACACCAAAACTTACCGGTTAGATTTCAAGGCGATTCAAAAAGCCAAACAGATTCTTAAGGTTTCTCGCCTTTTGGACGATAGAGAAAAAACATGCGCTGAAATTGTATCCGGGACATCAACGGAAGGTCTTTACTCTTCAAATTTCGAGCGGAAGATAGTTTATGCGACATGGATTCGTTTAGCCAAGGAAGGAAAACTATTGAAAACCTGGCGACCGACTAAAGCCGCTGGATTTGACCTGTCTCATTTTTAGCGGACATGCCCATTTTCTGAGCAAGCAATTCGTAGCGCGCGACCATCAACCGGACGTGCCAGGGGCACATGCCAGAACTTTTCCCATGTTTCATTACCTTTTGGGCCGCGAACATTCTGCTTTTCGGGTAACACCAAGCGCATTCAGTTATCATGCTTGACATAAAGCGCGTGTCGTGCCAAAGTAACCGCATGGCAAAGACAGTTAGTAACATCAGCGCCGTTCTTGCGTGGCCTTTCTCACGACTGGCTGTCTTTGCCGACACACGCAAGGCGCAGCGCAGCGAGGGCAAAGCGGTGCAACGCGAGGCGTAGCGAAGGCGGAGCAACGCGGCGCGAAGCAGGGCGATGTCAAGGTAGAGGCTGGATTAACGTCCAGCCTCTTTTGCTTTAATGGACATTTGACCATTTATGAAAATGGCCACTGCCGCAACAATTCCGCCCGACCGCCGCGAACCGATTCAAATTGCTTGTGGCGATTCAATTTCTTTCCAGCGCAATTTCCCGAAGTATCCATCGCCAGTCTGGGCCGTTCATTATGAAATTCGCGGCGGTGGCGCGCCGATTGAATTTGATTCGGCGCAACCAACCGCCGGCGGAACGGAGCAACTTGTATTCGTTGACGGTTCTGTAACAGAAGCCTTTCCAGTTGGTGAATTTGAAATGGCCGGGTATGCCTACAATACGGCCAATGTCGGGGAACGCTATCAAGTTTATCTCGGCCCGGTAAAAATCACCCCCGACCTTGCAACCGCTCCCGGCGATCAAAGCACAAAGACGTTTGCTCAGTTGATGGTTGAAAAGCTGGAAGCCGTAATGCTTGGGCGCGCGTCGAACGATATTTTGGATTCGGAAATCAACGGCACAATGATTCGCCGAATCCCGGCGCGTGATTTGAAAGAATTTTACTATTCATTCCGGCATCAGCGGCAGGGCGAGATTGCGAAAGAGCGGGCGCGGAACAAACAGCCAACTGGACGCAGAATCACAACCCAAATTTCCGCAACATTTCCCAACCCGGTCTTGGGCGGTGAGGGATTTGGGCCGGGAAACATTTATCGCGGTGGATTATGAAATTGTCACTCGAATTGTTTGGGCGAAACAAACACGACATTGGACTGCCCGCAAAAACCGGCAGGGAACTGCTGGACACGCGAACGGTGAATCCGAAGGACGCGAATTATCTTCGCCAAGTCTCACGGCAGAAAATCCGCATGTATGATTCGGCGGCAACGTCGAGGCTTAATCAGGATTTTCCAATCTCCATCACCAGCGCCAACGCCGAGATTTTAACTTCCATTGTGGCGTCTCGCAGCCGGGCGCGAAGGCTGGAGCGTGATAACCCTTACGCGACGGCCATTATCAACTCACACCAGAACAATGTCGTCGGCTCCGACCCGTTCCGGCTGGAAATGAAGGTCGGGAAAATGGTTGAGGGCGCGTTTGTCGAGGAAGATGAAACGAATCTGGAAATCGAACAGGCATGGCAGGAAGCCGGGTTGCCCGAAAATTTCAGCATTCGGAAAACATTGAGCCGGGCCGAAGGCTACTGGCAAACCATTTCAGCGGTCATCCGAGATGGTGGAATCATCTGGCGTCAATATCGCCAGTTCCCCAAAAACGATTTTCATTACGCGGTGGACATATTGGAAACCGATCACTTGGATTACAATTGGAACCGTCCCCAAGTCGGCACGGCGAACGAAATCCAGTTCTCAATCGAGATGGACGAATTTCACGCGCCGGTCGCCTACCACCTTTTGACCCGTCACCCCGGCGACGTTTTTGCATGGAGCAACTCGCCAAAATACCGCGAGCGCGTGGACGCCAACGATGTCATTGCTCTTTGGAACATTCGCACGCGCGCGGAGCAATATATCGGGATGCCGTCCTTCTGTTCCATCATCCAAAGGCTGCACCGGCTCGACCAGTACGATGTTGCCGAAATGACAGCGGCGATTGTGAGCGCGTGCAAAATGGGCTTTTTCAAAAAGGACGCGACAGGAGATGAATATACAGGAGATACCGAAACCGATGAAGGCGCAAAACAAATGCAGGCCAGCCCCGGCACGTTTGAAGAGCTTCCAGCCGGATACGACGTTCAGCAATGGGATCCAAATCATCCCGTCGAAGCCTATCCTAATTTCACCAAGCAAAACCTGAGGGCCGTTGCCGGCGGCGCGGGCCTTGCCTATCACGTTCTCGCAAACGATTTGGAAGGCGTCAATTTTTCATCTGGCCGTCTTGGAGAAAACCAGCAGCGCGCGCAGTTCAAGAAATTGCAGATGCACATGAAATTGAATTTGGTTCGCCCGCATTTCAACGCTTGGCTAAAATACGCGATTTTGTCGGGCATTGTGAAACAACCGATTGACCGGCTACCCGAACTCATCAATGCCGCGCATTTCCACGCGCAGAAATGGGGTCAAATCAATCCGGTGCAGGACACGCAAGCGGACATCATGCGCATCGAGGCAGGATTGGATTCCCGCGACCATGTTATTTTGAATTCCGAACGAGGCGGTGACACCCAAAAGGTTGACGCAGAAATTTCCGCCGACAAAAAGATTGACGAGGATCACGACCTGGATTTTTCCGGCACGGATGCGACCTTGCCGACGATTAAAAAGGGAGCGCCGGGAGAGACAACGCCCGGCCCGGAGGACGTTGAGACGCCCGAAACGCCGCCGAAAAAGGGCGGCAAACAGACGATAAAAAAGAAATCCAGAATCCCGGCATTGAACGGCAATGGGCACGCGCGATTTATGGACATTTGACCATTTACGAAAATGAAAAAGCGAAATACGGACGCGCCCCTGAAATATCGTTACGCCGAGATTTCCTCAACCGATGTCGTCCCGCCGGGCGCGGCTGATGGACTGACCAACCGATCCATCAAAGTTGCATTTTCTTCAGAGACTCCGGTGCTGCGAGTTGGCGACGGATTTGACCATGCCGAAGGCGAACAGTATTGGGAAGTTCTTTGCCACGAACCGAACAACGCGGATTTGTCCTTGCTGCAAAATCGCGGCGCGGTGCTTGATGAACACGACCCCAAATCGCCCATCGGCGTGATTAAAAGCGCAGCGATTGAGGCCGACAAAAAGGGACGGGCAGAATTGGAATTGGATGATGCCGGGCTTGGCTTGGAACGCAGCCGCCAGATGCGCAGCAAAATTCGTCCTCACATTTCAGTTGGTTACGACCAGACAAAACTTTTATCCGAAGGAACGCACACAGACGGAAAACCCTTGAAGCGTTTCTCTTGGCGCGCCCATGAAATTTCCTCAGTCGCTGTTCCTGCCGACCCCGCTGCTGGAGTTGGCAGAAACCTTCCTGCTGTAAAACCCGAACCTGAAAAAATGGACATTTTAGCATTAACAGAAAAACTAACACCGGAACAAAAAAATCGTATGAGAATTTTACTTGACCCCGCTCCTGCCGCCGCCGCTGGTGGTGCTCCCGCTCCCGCCGCCCCCACCGTTGACCCGTTGAAAGCCGAGCGCGTTCGCTCCGCCGAAATCACCAAGCGCGCCGACGCCCTCATTGCCGACAATCCCGCCGTCGCCGACAAGGTGCGCACCATCGTCACCGAAGCTTTGGGCGGCGAGATGACCGTTGACCAATTTTGTGTCCGCGCCATGACCGAATGTCTGGGCGCCAAGAAAGTTACCCCCAAGACCGAAGTTTTCAAGGCGTACAGTAAGCGCGACCAGAATTCGTATTCTCTGATTCGCGCCATGCAGAAAATGCTGCTCAAGAAACCCCAGGACGGCGTGGAATTCGACATGAGCCGGAATCTGGCGAAGGAAAGCGGTATTGAGCCGGAAGGCTTTCTCGTCCCGTTCGACCTCGAAGCCGACATGGGCCGCGCCAACCGCACCCGCCGGATGATGCACCGGGATTTGAACGTGAACACGTTCGGCCAGGGCGGTGCGTTTGTTCAGACCACAATTTTGACTCCCATCATCGAAATCCTGCGCAATCGCATGGTTTGTGACCGTCTCGGCGTGCAGGGCATGGCCGGACTTGAGGGAGATATTGCCATTCCCCGTCAGACCGGCGCGGCCACCGCGTACAGTGTTGGCGAATCCGCCGCACTGACGATTTCGACCCAAACGCTCGACCAAGTTTTGATCTCGCCGAAGCGGGTTGGCGCATGGAACCAATACACCCGCCGGCTGTTGCTCCAATCCAGCGTTGACGTGGAAAACTTTATCCGCGACGACCTGATGAAGGTTGTGGCGATTGATTGGGATCGTATCATCCTCAACGGTAACGGGGCCGGTTCGGAGCCTCTGGGCATTATGAACACGCCCGGCATCGGTTCGATTATTTTCGGCGGCACGGCGACTTGGGCGGAAATCGTTTCGATGGAAACCGCAATCGCCGCAGCGAACGCCGATGCTGATGGCATGGCGTATGTGACCACTCCGACCTCGAAGGGCCGGCTCAAAGCGGTTGCCAAGACCGGCGTTGGCGTGACCTCGGTTGTTCCCATCTTCCTGTGGGAAGGAAAATACGGCGTGGACAATTCCAATGACGGCGAAATGAACGGCTATCGCGCCGCCGCCACGAACCAAATCCCGAACAATCAAATGCTGTTCGGCAATTTCGGGGACGTGATTCACGCGCTCTGGGGCGGATACGATATTATCGTCAATCCCTACACACTGGACACCCAGGCGGAAGTCCGCATCACGGTAAACACGTTCGGCGATGTGGCCGTTCGCCATCCGGCGAGCTTCTGCGTCAGTTCCGACTCTGCCGCTCAATAAACAATTTGAAACAAATACAAATTTCAACTGAAAACAAAAATATGAAATTCACTCGACTGATTCTTGCCGCGATTGCTGGACTGGCTTTGGCGACCTCGGCTTATGCCCAACTGGACACCTTTGGGCCAACCCGCTCCATCATTGTCCTGTCCCCGACGACCCTTTCGGGTTCGGCGGCGACCGGCTCTGTCACCAATGGCGTCATTGACACGCACGGATTCGATGGGATTGCCACCATTGACCTGTTGATGGTGACGAACGTCTATGGCACACTGACAGCCCAACTCGAAGGCGCGACCGATTGCACGAATTGGACGGCGTTTACAAGCTATGCGCTTGCAACTTCGACGACCATTATCGTAACCAATGGCTATTACGGAAGTACGAACCTGACCGCGACAAATGTTTATTTGCTTCCAGGGGTTGTGACAACGCCAACCGCTTCGACGGCGGGTTTTGCCACGGCGTATTTGAATCCTGCCCTATTCACAAACACCGCAGCGATAGCTGTGGGTTCAGGTGGGTATTTCAAGATCGGCTACAATGTTGCTGATGCTCCGCGCTATCTGCACATCGTCTGGACAGCGAAGGGAACCGTCACAACCAACGTCACCATCGGCGCATTGTTCACTGGCCGCAAAGCACAATAACCAAAAACCCATACCAAAAACCCATGGCAAAATTCATCGCAACATCCGGTTTCAAAAACACCTTTGGCGCGGAAATTGAAAACGCGCAGCATCCCGATCACATTCACAAAGGCTCAATCTTTTCCATCGGCGTTGACGCCAAAGGCGACGACATTCCGCTGGACAAAATGGGCAAGGACGACAAGCAGCTTGCCAAGCGGTTCGGCAAGGAATGGCAGTTGATTGCCGACCTGAACTTGTCCGGGCGCATTGCCGATGCTACGAACAAGGATGTCGTGGCCAAGATTCAGGCCGAAGTCGCGCAGGCTGCGGCAACCAAAAAGCGGGAAATCGAATTTGCTACGGCGTCGAGAGCGAACGCGGCAGACTTGATTGCCCGCCTGACCGAGGCTTTCAAGCTCGCCAAAGCCTAGTCACATTTTATCTGGCGCACTTGTTTGTGTTCGCGCCGCGCCGGTATAGGTTTCCGGCGCGGCGTTTTATTTATGGCAAAAGTCGCAAATGACGTTTGGGCCGACCACGCTGCGCATCTGGACGCGCTGGCAGATTCGCTTGGCGATGCCTGCCCGAAGTTTGTCTGGCCGGCGTCAAATCCGATGCCTGATAATTTCGGAACGTATCGCGCCCTTCCGGGAAGTGTTTTTTTGAAGCGTGACGCCAGCGCGGGCGGTATGAGCCTTGACGCCGATTTGCGCCTGACATTCACAACCGCTCAGTTTGGCGCGGGGCCGTTCCCGAAATCACGCGACCTGATTGGATATTCCGGCAAGCTGTTCCGCATTGTCAGCCGCACGGATTCTCCCAACGGCTATCAATGCACGGTGGAAGCCAACGACGCCTCACAAAATGCCTAGCACCTGGGATCAACGCAAATTTGACCGCGCCTTGAATGCCTGCATTCAGACATCGGTCCGGACTGGCGCTAATGTCGTGAATGGCCATGCCTTGCGCGTAGCTTTTGGGGCGCAAAAATTCACGCCAAAGGCAGACGCCTCGAAGATTGGCCGGGAACTCTCTGAATTAACCGAAATGTTTGAGCGTCAAAAAAGCGGCAGGACGATTAAGCGCAAGATTTTGGCATCGAATCTGGCTCCTATTGCGGCTTTGTTGGTGAACAAGGAACGCGGGCGGCGCGGAGAAAAGGGGCTTTACGGTTCGGACATGGCGTATGCAGTCCGACATTTCATCGGCTATCGCAAGCGGTCAGTAGCCTTTTTGAAATCCGGCTGGACACCAGTTATCAAAATTCTCATGCGGGCGGTGCCGAGCAAATACCGGCCCGGCGTTATGCCCCAAGCGGAGAATGAAGTTAAAGGACTTCCCAAGGGCAGCGTCATTTTGGCGACGATTGAAAAATGCGCCTGCACCATTTCAAACGATGTCGGCACTCGCGGCCCTAAATCCATTGAACACAATGAGGCGTTGATGAAATATGGCCGACCCGCATTGCAGCGCGCCTTCGATGTCGAGACGCAACAAATGATTCAGCACCTAAAGGAGAAACTCGACCAAGAATCCTTCGCGGAATTCAACCGGGCCTGCGTTTAGGCGCTGGATTTGTCGGGGCGTGTACGAACAAATCTCGGTTCTCTGAATTTTCCATTTTCTGTCAGACCGTAAGCTGCAATTTCGATTACGCATCCAGCGGAAATTTTGTTGCTGCTGACGGAACACCATCCCCGATCAACTCCGTTTTGAGACAGCCGGACAGAGCGTTTGAAAGTGTGAATTTCAGTTACAAGACAATCTTCGGTCTGAACCTTTTTTACCTTCACCCAATCAAAGCCGAAATAAGACGCGAACGGTTTTGCGACCACACCCTCGCCGCCGCGCGCCAAAACCGCTTCAATAAATTCCGCGCCCGCGCCTGTGGCGCAGCGATGCCAGTTCATTTCGGAACCAACGCGGGTGAATAATTCGGTGAGCAGTTTTTCCCGTTCAATCCACGGCAAATCGGCGATTATGTCGAAGGCAAAAAACCTTCCGTCTGGCATGGCTTCGCCGGCTATAGTCCAGCCAGAAAAAGTGCGCACTTCCCAAATACCGTCCATCTTTTCCGACAAATGCCAGCCGCGCCAGTCAAACGCCAAGGCGGTTTTCAAATCACAAACCGAATACTTTGGGCGCGAAACCCCGGCACCAGCGGGCGCAGACAATGCAGATGTGAAGCCGACACAATCGGCGTCACGCTGGGCGGGGATATTCTTTATCGGCTTCACGGTGTAAATATCGCAGTTCTTGTCGGTTCTGTCAACAGATATTTTGCCTTCGTTTTATGGACATTTGACCATATTTGAATTGAGCTACCACAATTTACTTTCCAAGACCGCGCGCGCGCTGGCCGCTTACGTTCTCGACGCTGAAATTCCCGGTGCAGACAACGACCATGTTTGGCCGGTCAAAAGCTCGCTCACAAAGCCCCTCGACGAGGGGGTTGTGATTCTGGACTGTCTCCGCTGGACTGCCGACGACGGGAATCCGGGCCGGTATCTGGTGGAGGTTCGAATCGTAGTCAAGACCCCTGTTTCAAATGTTCCGCAGATTGCACCCGCCATTGGCGCGCCGGGGAATCCCATTCCAGTTGCGCCGCCTGACGCTCCGCAAGCGCAGCGGCTGAACAGCGAGCAATTTGTTTCCGCCGTGTTCGATTTGTTCTTTACCTACTTGGTTCAGCAAGATTTTACGGTATTGGCCGATAACATCACCGCCGCCGGGCGAGCGCTGGCCGCCCAAGACCCGACGAACAACGGCGATCTGGCGCTGTTCAAATGCGACGAAATCACATTCAGCGGCGGCAGTGGCGACGCCAATCAGGACGGCGACTTTTGGGAGGACGTTTTGAACCTGACGCTATACGTCCGGGCGGTGGCGGACACGGAATAAAATACTATGAAAACATTCAGCATACCCGAACTGCGCGGCACACGCAAAAACGTCGAGGCCGAAATCCAAGCCAATCCGAACCTGACCGACAAGTGGAAAGCCGCCCTGTTGGAAACCGTTGCCGACTTCATGCCGGAATTCAACGGCGTCCGCATTGACGCCCACGCGCATCAAATGGAAAGTCGCGTGCCGTTGCCGCTTTCGGAAGTGATAAAAAACAAGGACAAAGACGCGCTAACCGAGCGCGTGACGGGCGGATTGATTAACATTCACATATCCCTTTCGGCCATCAATTTGAGCAAAGGCGCGGGGGCGGAATAAAAATGGACATTTAACCACTATTGAATATGGCCGACGAAATACAATCTCCCGAACCCGCCGCAATCACGCCGGAACAAATCGCCGCCGATTTGAAGGCATTTCAGAAGCTCGTCAAGTACGCTGAACGCAAGGAATTCTGGAAGTCGCACCCGACCATCCAATGGATTGTCAGCGAGATAAATTTCCACGCATAATTTTATGGCAATGATTCCCGAAGTACAAACAGGCACAGCAAAACTTTTCGGCATCACGAACAGCGGCACCGCGATTGCCATCAATCTTTTCGCCACATTCGTCGCCCAAGCCATTGACCTTGCAGACAACACGCGCGTCAAAGAGGAACAGGACGAAACGGATTACGATGTGACGTTGATTTTCACGAATCAAAACATCGAAGGCCGGCTGACGATTGAGCCTGCCGGGGCGACACGCACTGCCGCCGCCGCCGTTGCTGTTTTCCTGACCCCCGGCGCCGCCGTTCAACTTTCCAATTTCAAACTGGCCGCTCTGAATAGCAACTATTGGATTTACATGGGCAAGGAACGCATCATGTTGAATTTCCAAGACGCGGCCAAAATCGAATTGCCAATCCGCCTGTATGCGAATGCGACTCAGGCCCA